CTTCAGGTTGATAAGAATTTTTCAATGATGCTTTTTGTTGCTGTTGTGATGCTTTCTTTTTAAAATCAGAAAGACGTGCTTTAACTAAGGTATCCATTTCCTTAGTTTTGCTTTGCATTTTTGCTTTTGCTTCGGCTCTCTTCTTTTGAAGATCCTTAGCACGATTTAGTTTCTTCTGTTGTGTAATCTGTTTTTGGGCTCTCTCGGTTTCCGATGGAGCCGCTTCGGAAATTAGGTTTTCGATTTCTTCTTTCATTTTCTTTCTTCGGTTAATACGAGAGAGTAAACTTTTTGCCCCCTTAGAACGTCCATCAATGTAATCTTTGTTTGCTTTTTTATACGCTCTATGTGAACGTGGTTTTACAAACACAAAAGCAGGTGGCATGGATAATGCAGAACCATCTCCAGCCATCATTTCATTTAAATTAGATTCAGTTGCTTCAGACATTCTTGATCAATTTCTTGGTTAAGGGACTCTGGTAATCTATTTAGGAACACCAGAAATGCTTTTAATAATGGCCAATACGTTGCTTCTATCTTAAAAAATAGAAGTGGCGTAGCAGCATCATCAAAAGCATTATACATGAGTATAATATGATTTAGAATAAGATGAGTTTTCAATTCACCACTTGTATCATATCTCTTGAATAATCTTTTGATATATTTGAATCGATTCAAATCTTCTTCAAAATCCTCATACGTTACCGATGTAGGATTATCATAATGTTTCATTGCAAACATGACCCAATTATCTTTGGTCAACTCATCAAAAATCATACATTATCATGCAGCAGTCACAGTTAGAGTTGCAACATCAGAAATGACTTCTGCTGCACCAGCGGTTGATGTAAGCTTGACACGATACTTCTTACCGCTATCAGCAGTGGTAAGACCAGTAAGTGCAAGAGATGCACTGGTTTCACCAGAAATATTAGTCCAGCGAGTGCCAGTTGCAGTTTGAACCTGCCACTGATAAACAATGTCGCCAAGATCAGGAGCATCTGCAGCAGTTACAGTGAAGGTAGCAGCAGCGGCAGCAACGGTAGCAGCATCGAAGGTTAGATCATCGACACCATCGGTTCCACCAAATACAGATCCATCAATAGAGAATGTTTCGTCAACAACGTATCCAGATCCAGCAGTATCGATGCTGTCGATTGTAGCAGCACCAACTCCATCAATAGTGATAGTGAAGGTAGCACCAGTGCCAGTTCCATCAGTGCTGTAATCTGATGTAGTAATTGTATATGGACCAGCAACTCTACCAGCAGAAGCAGCACTTACAGTATCAACAGTAAGAAGTCCACCTTCAGGTGCTACTGTGCTTTGGTTAGCAGGTTGTAGAGAAATCGTGATGATCGAAGTTGCATCTGCTGCAACATTATCATCAAGATCTGCAGCATTAACAGGAGCATCTTTAAATGCTACAAGATGCTGTGCCTTGTGGCGAGTATTGCCATCAGCATCGGTGTATGTGAAATACTCCCACCAACCAGGAGCAGTTAACCCACGCTCTCTATTTTCAGCAAGGGTTGCTTCTGTATCATCAATAAAGATAGTTCTGCGAGCAGCAGTTGCATATCCTTGAGCACCAGCAACAGTACTGTCGCCATCAACAATTAAGGTATTATCGTGGTCATACTTGTCTACAGAATTCTTTTCTGTAGTGTTCAATACCTTTAAACTTTGTTCGTTACTTTCAGAACGACTATAGAGAGCCATTTAATTACTCCAAACGTTAACTTTATATCTAAGAATATTTATAAAAAAAGGGGAGTTACCTCCCCCGTGTATCTAATTTTTATTTAAAAATCAGCAGTTCTTTAGAAGTGCTGTTCTTACAGAACTAGCAATTACATCATCAATATCATTATCAGTGGTCTTTACATAACGCTCAAGTAGTTCAACTACAAGACGCTTCGTGTGGCAAGAATTAAGTGCCGCAAAAATAATTGGTTTTACTAATTCTACTAGTGCTCCCATGATATCCTCCGTGTTTTTTGTTTTGGGTCTCCCTTTTTTATTTATTCTTTTCGTTGACTTTTTAATGCTTTAAGGAGATATTTCTTATTCTTCTTTTTGCTACCGTCAGTATCATCTGCCTGATTTGGAATCTCAGGCATTACTTCAACAGTAGCTCCCTTTACTTTTTTTCTTCTTCAATCTCCTTACGAATTTCCATCTCTTCCTTCATTTTCTTTTTAGCAGAAATGATCTTGCTTACTTTGCTACGACGAGCGAGAAGATACTTATCTGACTTATCATGATCACCATCATTGTCAACATCCTTATCTTCCTTGCCTACTGGGTCAAGTTTCTTTTCACCGATAACTTTAAACTTAGCACCATCTAGTTTACCAAGCTCCTCAAGTTTCTCAGAAACTTCTGTCCAGAGTGTTTCTGCTTTTTCTACATCATACTCTTCTTTCTTCGCTTTATTCTTTTCTTTCCAAGCAGTTGCATATGCAATGCTCTTTTCTTTTTCAGACACACCACCTTTGGAATATCCTTTCTTGATGTGCTTCACCATACGCTCATACTTTTCACCTGGAGGTGCCTTCTCATCAAGTTCAATTACACCAATTTCTTCTTTCACACACTTGTCTTTACCATTCTTAGTTCCAGCATACTTGTAACCTTTCCAGCAAGATTTACCATCAGCACCTTGCTCTTTACCTTCTTCATTCTTTTTCTCAAAAACATAATGAATATTATCAACCATTAGGTTGAAAGCTTCCTTCATTGTTTCTTCTTTTTCTTTCTTTTCCTTCTTCTCTTTCTTCATTTCAGAATGTCCTGATCCACAGGACTCTTCCATTTTCTCTTCCTTTTCATCGCAGGAACATGGATCTTTCTTACACTCCTTGCACTTCTCTTCCTTAGCAAGAATAGTTGTGTTGCGAATAGTTGCACCATGAGATTGCTTGATGCCAGATCCAGTGCGAAGATCTACTGCTGGATCTGGAGCACCTGCACCTGCTTTTGGATCTTTCTTTGTAACTGTATCTGTGTTCTCTTTCTTAGGTAGCGTAGGAATACCTTCCTCTGCTACTTGCTTCACACCACCAAGATAAGCAGCGGTTGTATCAATTAATGCTCTAGAAAAATCATCATGATGACGAACTGTTGTCGTTGGTTTCTGTCTGTCCATTTGTAAAGAATATACTTTTTTTCCTTTCTTTATTTATGTTTTCTGACACATTAACCTCACGGATGTCCTTTACCCATGCACGGAACATCCTACTATCTTCCGTAATCACAATGACATAGTTAGTTCCAGAACGATGAATACGTCCTTTTTCACCAGTGACTGCAGACATTACATAGTCACCTTCTTGGAAAACTTCCTTTTGAATATAACGCTCACGAAGAGTTTCTTGTCTTAGTTGCTTGAAATTTTTCATCTTGCGTTATTTGTTAATGGAGGATAGGAGACTCGAACTCCTGACAGCCTGCTTGCAAAGCAGGTGCTCTACCAACTGAGCTAATCCCCCAACATGTATTCTACTGTATTTGCTACATCATTCATTGCATCACGGAGATTTGGACGTTGCCCAGATTCTTGCTTGACAATAGGACGATGATCATCAGTAAGAGTCCATCTCCATTGTTTCATTTCTTCGCAGTACCAAAGATTAATTTTCATATGAATAGAGATAGATTCAAAGGAAGATCAGGGATTCGAACCCTGGAACGCTATTAACGTTATTAGTTTTCAAGACTAACGCCATCAACCACTCGGCCAATCTTCCAAAAAAGCATCAGAATGATGCATCATAATACTTATTTATTTCGAGTTCCTCATACTCATGTCGCTGAGGATCGTAGATATTATCTAGATCCTCTTTGCTAATGTTATGAGCAACTACTTCTTTTTGATCGTAGACGTGATAAATTTTATCGGTCGTCTGCTGCTCGGTTTTCGGAATAGAAGACATCAAACTCTCCTCCTGGATAACGCTTAAGTAGTTTGTTTACATTAGTTGAAATCACATCATCAAACGAAACGCCTAGAGCATTACATGCTTGGGCAACATACCACATGATGTCACCCAACTCAATAATAAGATGTTCTCGATTATCGTCGTTCCAAGGCTTACCTTGGAAAACCATCTTCTTAATGATCTCAAGAAACTCACCACCCTCAGCATTAATACCAACGCCAGCAGTGAGCAGTCGTTCAATATTGGCACCCTTAGAATCAAGCTCAACAAGCCTGTCAGAAAGTGCAAGAAATTCTTTAGAAGCATCGGATGTCACTTCATCAACGAATTCAACATAACGATCAAAGTCAACGTGCTTAGTCATAGGTTAGATTACGAACTGGGAAAATTTACTAATACGAGATTGTTTACTTGAGATTTCCTCAAATGCTTCATACGGTTCTTCCTCCACAGAATTGAGAAGGTCGCTGCCGTCTGAATCCTCTACATTATACAGCTTCATCTTTGATCTGTCAACCCCCACAGTAAATCTCTTGTTGAAGGTGGGATCATTATATCTGTTCTTGAGTTGCTTGACC